ATTGGACAAAGGGGGGTTTTTGGTAAAACAGGTTTGGGGTGTGTTTAATAAGTTGTTAAAGCAGTCACTGTGGCATTTCCAGTAAAGGATGTCACAGCCGTATAGTCTAACGCCCAGTTAAGTGGGTTGTTGTTTGCAAAACAATCTTGCAAATTCGAATAAAATAAAAAGGTGGGGGTGAATTCATGATCTATTTTAGCATAAATCACTGTTCCCCGTAACAAGTCAAAAGTTCGTTTGTTATCATTAACTTGTATTGTCACCGGTCCATTCCAGATGAACGACGATGTTATATTCACTCGATATATTGCTTGAGTGTGTCCTGGGAAAAAGATGGTGTCTCCACCAACCATCAAGTCCCCTTCAACAAATGAACCAGCAAAAACGGTTGCTTTAGCTGTTGCTGATTCAGTCATCAGATATGTTTCAGGTGCATCAACCTGCGGTATTTTAGGATGATACAGTTCAATCACGTAATGTAGTTTGAACCATCCCAAAGTTCTCATAGTTTCTGAACCACGGGGTTCGAAAACATCTTGTGCCATGAGATACCAAACATAAGGTATCTCAAGACGCGCATTGTTTCCAACTTCCACGTAATAAGGTTCATCAGCTTCAACTTCAGGAAAAGGTAAGTACGGGTGGTCATAGATGTTAAAGGCAAATGACTTTTCATAAGCCATAGCTCGTCGTATCGCTTCAATTCCAGTTTCTCCGGTAAAGGAGTCACCAGGATCTAAGACTGGTATAGATATTACGGCTCCCACATCTAAAGCACTTCCTTGTGGAACAAATTCTAGTGCAATTTTTCTTGGGTACCATCTTTCATAGTTCTCTGAAACTTTTGCAAGTCTCGTTTGAGCTAAAATCGATGGATTGATTTCGAAGGCAGTTATTATGTCACCAGCCTGTATCGCTGCAGATGAAGCAGTTGTTGTAACAGATACTGGTATCAAGCTTTCAGTTCCTGAAATAACCAAACAATCTCCCCAATCCGTGTGGGCATTGGATGAAATTGGAGGTTTAATTTCTGGAAAAGTCCCTTCTATCAAAGTGTTATCACGCACATTGATAGACCGGCCAATTTTATTGTTGAATTGATTTATGGGCATATGTATCAATTCATCCACATAGGTGTCTTTACCTATATGAGAGCGATAATTGGTCCGATTAACGGTAGAACGGTTTTTGCTACGTCGGCTATTGTTTTGAATAGGTCCATTTCGCCGCTTTGCTTGAGGTCTTTTCGCATTTCCGTTGCGACCTCGGCCTGTTCCTTTTTGTTTAGACTTTGTCCGTTGGCTTTTAATTGACTCAAGATGTCTTCGAGTATTTCTAAATCTTTGAGAATTTCCATTTGACATTTAGTTGTGTGTATTGGTTGTAGATTTTTAGTTGTAGTTTCACTCAGAGTTACGCCTCTCAAATTGCACGCTTACTCGAAATCATGGAGCACCATATCCCTAAGATTTCCTGGGAAATCTATTTTCCAGGGCAGTGATTGTATTTCATCAAGTTGTTGTTTAAAGACTGCGAGGTCCAATTCTGTTAATTGATAATGATAAAATAGGGTGTCCCATGTTTCGGTGTTGTAGTCATGATACTCACTACTATTGATTTTGTATTTGCTACTAATTGCTACATCTTCCTCATCAGAGGTCAATTCCAACAATCTTTGACACCATTCCCGAAGAAATGGCACATTACTCACGGATTTTTCCATACCTAAAGCAATGCCTCGATTATGCAAAGATATATTTTCCACTTTGCTACGAGCAAATCCTATTTTTGTTAACACCTTTCCAGTTTTAGGTGCTAAAACATAACCAAACTGATGGTTGTCAGTTGGCCAAAAATAGCGTGAACAATAGTCCACATCATAGATGTTGTTAGTAATTTTCACAAACTTGACTTTAAAGCCAAGTAATGCACTATGTTGTATCAGACTTTCACTATTTATATTTTCTAAGTATTCTTTGTCAAACACTACCAAAGAATCATCTCCTTGTATACAAATTGCGAAAGGTGGGTTGTCAATATTCACATTGGGGATGGAAGTACATAACCAATTAACCATCTTGAGTCCATTCATGTGAGAATTGCCAGAACTTGTTTCTGGAGTTCCAGTATCTCGACCACCATCTCGGCGGTACATCATGCCAAACCGACCGAAGCCAGTTGTTGTAAGACTTAACTCAAGTGCTTCAACCACGTCATCAGAGACTCCTAAGTGGCTGAACATCTTGTGTTCCCATTGTTTTGCCTCAAGGCTCACATGAGCATCTTGACGGCTTTCATCAGCACATAGAAATGTTGTCGTTGAGTTGTCCAGACCCAAACGGTCACATTGCTTGACCAACCATGTGCTGATATCTTCTGCTGTTGTTCCGCTGGTATATAATAACCAGTGATCTAAGTCCCAACTATAACTTAAGGTTTTCCCAAAAGCTAAGAGGGGTGGTCCAAAGAACACGTTGTATCTGTCGCTACATCCAGATATTAATCTAACGTCGTAATGTTCTTCTTTATACATCAATTCTTGTTTGATGAAGGATGACCTAAAATAATCCTTAGGGTTCAACGGTATAAAAGATAGATCTTCATAAGCTTTAATGTGATTGTTCTTCCGAGCTCGACTAAAATTATCTCGCTCGTTCCATTCTTCAAAAGAAATAGTTTGCATATTCCAATTGGGGTATAAATGGTCAAAGTTTACCATCACAAATTCATACATAAGCTCCCAAACAGGTCGTTTTCTCCCTGACATTGTGGTAGTTCCAGTCGATCCGGTGGTCGGTTCTTCAATTCCGATGCAAATGCTCTGAGGTACTTCGCGTTGCGATAGCTGTCTAGAGACGACTCCGCTGTACTCATTAGTGAGACAATTGGTGGGGTTGCTGGGGGGTTGGGTGTCAAAGATGATTCCGTGGACGAAAACTCTTTGTTGTGTGGGTTCGTTATCGGGTTGTTCTTGGATGTTGCACCAACCAGTATCGGGTTGAGCAGTGGTGCTAGACATATAGCCAGAAAGACTACAATTAGGCAGAACAGGACCGTCCAATAACGATATCGATTTGAAATACGCGTGTCCGCTTTCTTCACCGAAGCTAAAATCCCCCGGTCCTTGGGGTCTTGGTAGTTTAAAGTGTCATTCACTATGTCTGCTGTGTAATTATAATTTCGACGAAGTCTGATTCCATCCAATCTCTCTTGGAGCTTGGTGGAACTAAACAACACCGTCAATAACCAGGCCAACAAACTTAAGAGCCAGTAGTAAAGACCGGGAAGTTCAGGACATGCTGCCAACATGCGTTTAACTTCTCTTCTTTCCAACTCTTTAGCCAACACTAGACTATCGACTGTAGTTTGAGCTACTTCCGCTGCTGTAGCTTTCAAACCATTTTTCGAATAAATTCGTTTATCCGCATCGGACATCTTTGACATAATATGTTTACTGTTCAAAGGTTTCCATAATTTATTGGTGGTTGCTTCTTCAATAACTTTATTGAAAGTTTCAGTGTCGACTTCAACTTCCGGGTAGTCATCGGGTATTAATGGTGGCAACTCTACATAGTTATCCAGTGGGGTGATTAAGAACTGAAACACTTTAGCAGAACCTTGTTCTTTAACTAGTGTCCAGGATAATACTGAATCGTCGTAGCGACAACAATTCGTTGATAACCAATAGTCCATGTTCCAATGGGTGCAAGTAAACCCATTGCCTTCCACATGGACAGTTGTTTGATTACCTTCAGAGCTAACAACAGCTTCCTGTTGCTGCCCCACATGGAAAAAGGCCATGCCCATTTGCATTCTGGTTCGACTTATTGTCGTGAACCAGGATAATGGATCCATAGTATACATGGCATCAGTGGCGATGACGACATCGAATATGCCACAAGTACATTCCCATGGTAAATGTTCACAAACATCCAAACCCTTCATGCGAGCTTGAAAAACTTTGTGAATATTTTCTGTTACTCTCTGGCTGTCAATAGCTGGAGGGAGCAACGTGTGTCCAGGTACACGTTTGTACTTCTGCATTCTGTCTTCACGATTTGGGTTGCCAATAATTAATGCTTGCGCATCAGGTAAAAGTCGCAATATATGTTGATGCATATAATGTTCAGCAAAAAGGCGCGTGCAGGCGCTCTTGCCATGTGACTCGTGAGGATACCTTTTGTTATTTTTGGCTCGTACACCCCAATATTTGTGAGTACTTTCGAAATAATCATCCCAATCACTTTCACTTGTATAGTAATTGAGTTGTATTACATCACTGATTTTTGGTCCAGTTTTTGGAAGACTACCGAACAAAGTCTTTGGTGGAGGAGGAATTATTCCAAAACCTCCAAAACTACGTGATATCGAGTCCGACGAACTGTCGCTTGATGAGCTAGAAAACGCGCTAAAGAATTGATTCTTCGATTCATTCAATTCAGTGCTGTCATTGTTATCAGCGGGGGTTTTCTTCTCTTTACTCAAAATAGTAATTTTGTGATTGACATCGCAATGCTTTGTGCAAAGCTTACAATCTTTTTGGTGTGTAAATTTATCACACTCTAAGCACCTGATGTGCACGGTGCATTTGTTGTTCTTACAGTGCTCTTCACACGAGTGTTCAGGGCATTTGAAGTTCAACTGTTTTCCACAGCCAAGTGTTTTGCAAATTTTGTGGTGCGCTTCACAAGATACATCATTACAACAATGCTCACACAGTCCACAATTGTGGCTGCGTCTTTTGCGGTTGCAATTCATAGATGAACAAATGTTCTTGTGTGCGTCACATTTAGCATCATTACAATGCAATTTGCAACATCCAGTGTTACAAAATTTGGAAGGTTTTCCTCCACAAAATTGACACTTGTTGTGGTGCTTTGGACACGTCTTTTCAGTACAGTGTCTTGCACATTTCTTATCAAGGCATCTCGTTGAGATTACACCTTGACAACCTGGTTCATTACAAACTAGGATTGGTTCTTGGGTTTTCTTGCGCCAAGTACGCTGGGTTTCTTTGTCAGAATTATTCCTTTTCTGACCTGACATTGCGCTCAGGTTTTGTTTGAACTTAAAATTTACGCTTTAAGATTCAGTGGATAGGACAAGAT